AACGGTTATCTCTGCACCTGTCTTATGGATATGATCTATCTCATGGAAGAACTCTTGTACTTCCACATCACTAACGGAACCGCTAGTATCTACAGCAACTAAGATATGCTTACGGAATTTAATCTTAAGACCTGGGTTATCCTCAAATCTTTTATTAGATTTACGTCTAAGCTTCTTAGTAAATACTTTCTGACTACCTCCGGTAAACCTTCTAAGATAAGACTTCCAGTCAAACTTAGCAGGCTCACTACTGTTAAGCTTGTCTAGTAAACCCTTGAGTTCTCCAGGTACATGACCTCTAGACTTTGCTACTTGTTCTGCAATCTCTTTAAGTTGATGCTCCACTTGCTTTTGAATAAGCTTTTGTTCAGCCTCACTTAAGTCTTTGAAGTCATCCCATGTACTATGGTCAGGAACAAGATTACCATTCTCGTCAATCTTTAACCCCATACTTGCAGCTTTCATCATCTGCTCGAACTGGCTGGTACCATCTCCATTATCCAACTCCTGCTGTAGTAACTTATAATACTCTCTACAACCTGCCCTAAGAGGAAGATTCATAGGAGCAAACATTTCGTTATCTATAGTACAACCGCCGTCAGGAAGATACTGCTTATCTATATACTGATTAATCTCCAAGTCCATAGCTATGTTAGCCAGCTTCTGGTCTGCAAAATCAGTATGTATAGTAAGGTGAAAGAACGCTATGTGTAATAGCTCGTGCTTCAACAAACCTATGTGATGCTCAGGACTTAAGCTTTCCCAGAACTCCTCGTTGATCATCAACTGGAAGTTTATGTTATGCTTGCATACACCTGCGGTAGGAACTCTATTGCTCCATAATTTATTTAGTCCAATGAGAAAGAGCCCGTAAAAAGGCTCCTTCAACATCAGTTCTTTGCTAGCCTTAGCTAGGCTATCTTGTTTTGTCATTTACCTTTAGGTATTAATGTTAGTTGATACTGTTCCATGAAAGTAAAACCAGCAGTTTCTAATTGCTTCCCTAACTCTTCTGCAAATCTGTTAATAAAGAATCCCATAGCTATAGGATCCATGTTCTCAGTCTTGTGAAGTACATCATACATACTATTCCAAGTAAGTACACTGTTATAATCCAAACCAGTAATTTCTTTTAGCTTTGCTACAGTATCTGAATCAAGATTTAGATTCTTATGTCCTGCTTCTTTACATAACATAAGTATGTAGGGTAAATTAGCCTGGAGATCTGAAGATTCAATAAGATTCTTAACCACAACATGGTTCTCTTTATCTACAGACTTAGCCATAGCCAACAAGTTCTTATATGTTGACTCATCAAGTTTAAATACTTCTCCCATTAGTCTTCTATTTTTAAAGTTTTTAACATCCATACAGGAGGGTTATTCATATTAGTGATCCACTCCTTTGCACTTGGTAGATAACCATTGCAATCTTCTTTTACATGTTGCTCGCCTACATAGCGAGTCATAACTTTTTTACCTACTGAGTTAACAAAGAAGGGCCCGAAGACCCTTTCACATTCAAAGATACCTTCGCTGTGATGCCTGAATAATCTATGCATACTATGACCATACCAGGCCTTAGTAGCATCAAACCACTCCTCAATATGGATGTATTCTTCCCAGGTTCCTCCCCACCGCCTTGCTGCGGATTTGGCGTGCTCTATAGGGTGGGACATACTGTTAATTTTTTAATTGTTATCAAATGTACTTTCATAATCCAATTTTTAAAGTCTTCTAGACTCATATTACTTTTTGCTCTGTTACAAACTTTACAGCAGGTTACAACGTTTTCTTTAGTGTAACCTTTAGAAGAGTCTACCCTATCTATACCATTGTATAATATGGGTACACCAGATCTTAATTTACCAGTTTTAGGATTCTTTAATTGATAAACTTGTATAGGTTCAATACCGCAGTAGTTACAGTTTTTTTGTGTAAGCTCTTTAAAATAATCAGAGTCTAACTCAAAACTAAACCCTCTATCGCGAGCATGTTTTTTGTATACATATAGGATAGCTCTATGACCCACATCAGGATCTTTATCTCTTTCAGTTCCTCTACAAGGAGATAATCCACAAGAACTACTGTTACCATTTCTTATATTATTAAGACATATGGTTTTCAATCTACCACATTTACATTTTGCTTTAATATAACGTTTACCTGTGGTACCATTTTTTGATACATCCTCTAAGTATGTCCAGTTTGTTTCTTCACCTTTACGGGTTTTTAGGATACCACCCGCTTTAAAAATAAGTGTTTGTTTAAATGAGCTCATGTACGTATGATTATATGTTAATACATGTACAATGTACAACAAAATAATCATACATACAAGAATGAGCCATAATTACTTACTCATCTTGACCTCCGTAAGTTTCGTTGTAGTATTCCTCATTACTTATTGAATATCCTTTAAACACAGCATCAATACCATCTTGTCTTGCATCAATAATCTGCTCCTTCTCCATTTGCTTGGCTACCTCCTCTCTTTCACATAAACAATCAATTAGGTTAGCATTTTTCTCATCACCTGCTTTTCTCATAACTTCGGATAAAGCTCTAAATTCTTGAAATAATAGTGTTACCGCAGTTTGTTTCTTTTCCATAGTTATTTAGTTTTTAGTTATGTCAGTCCATTCCCATCCTAAGAACATCTTCATCATTGCACGATGAAAGAAGTTAGGTTTTTTTGTAAAAGAGATACACACTCCACCATAACCTCCACCATAACCTCCTATGCAATACTTACCTACATATGGAGGATTTAATAGTGCCTTAACTGATGCTAATTGTTTTGTATTTTCCATAGTTATAAATTTTTAGTTTTTCCGTAAGTTTCGTTGTAGTATTGTTCGGCATTTGTAGACTCACCATATATGCTATGACCTTCAATGTAAGAATCAAGTATCTGCTCCTTCTCCATTTGCTTGGCTTTTTTAATAGCACTAATTAAACCTCTCTCAGATAATCCAAGATTGATTTGCCATTCCAACCATTCAACTGCAGTTTGTTTCTTTTCCATATTTATTTAGTTTTTAGGTTTTCTAACAATTCAGAAAATAAATCTGCAACATCTTGTCTACCTTGAAAAGTAGCGTCTATTAAATCTGCTAATTCTTCCTTACTATACATTTGTTTGGCTTGCCATTCAGCACCTTTTCTAGCACCGTCTTCCCATATCTCTTGGGTTCTACCTTCATCGTAGCCTTCTCTTTCTAAAAATTCTTCAAATGTTTCTTTTTCCATAGCTTTTAATCTTGGTTTAATTGTTTCATAAAACGTAACACCTCTTCATAGGGTGTGAAGATGAAGAATAGCTCTCCACTTTTTAGATAGACAACACACATATCAGGGTTAATAATGTCAGCCTCATCTGCATTTTGCCTAACTGCTACTATCTCATCGTACTTTATACATACATCAGCAAGGCTTTTATCTTGCTGCTCCATAAAGTCATACTCCTTATCATGAAGGAGTTCTGTCTTAGTGATTAGTAATTTACTCATAGTTTTTAGTTTTAATTATTAATGATCATATGGATGCGCCATTACTCTTTCCACTTAATATCTGTGAGGTCAACTGAACCATAAGCATCAGTAAGATTTCTTACATAACCATTGATATTTATAGTAGGAGGTTCCTCTTCAAAGTCAATGTCAATGGTTCCATAACCACCATCATTGTTATACCAGTCATACTGATAATGCTCCTCAAGTATATGATAAGCTAGGTCTTGCATATCCCCCTCATACATATCAGTAAGAACAGCTGTATCTAAATTTTCTCCATAAAAGTCTACATCTTCCACCTGGCCAGAGTCTCCTCCGCCATCATATCTAATTTCTACATGTGTTACACCAGCATCTTTCAATGCTGCAAATAAGGTTGCTGTCTTTAAGCTTGCCATATTACTTTTGTTTATAAAACCTACCTAAGATATTAGCGTTTAACCAGATGTCTTTCTCTAGTACCTCACACATAAATTGGTATTTAACTTCTTGATAAGAGAGCTCTGTCTTAGAGTAGCATATCTTTAGGATAGTCCTTTTGATTTGTACTCCTGCCTTATGAGCTGCCTTAAGTTTTTCATTACTACTATAGTAATTTTGATATACAATTTTTCTTACACGCTTGTAGGACTTCAGGCGTTTGTCAGTGGGCATAGCCTTCTTAGAAAGCTTAGTCTTAACATCTGCAAAGAAGTTCTTCTTGCCAATGTAGGACTTGCGTTCACCATCTAGTATAACATCCATCTGGTATACAAATCCTACAGCACCATCAGGAATCATGTCCTCGGTAAATTCTTTTAATCTATAAACCCACATGCTTTCTAGCTATCTGCATTAGTAAATCATTTATATGACGGTGAGTCTCATCAGCATCATAACCTTTAATAATATCAAGCATTTTAACTATTACCTTATCTGCTTGATCTGGTAAACAAAGCGGACTAATCTGATCAAGTAACTTCTCGTAATCATTATTATAATATGCAGGTATAGTTTCAGGTAACGAATCATGCATAATTCCATATGTTGAATTCTGTAAAATTCTATGTGCTAATTTTAAATTCTCTTCTTCCATAATTTTATTTTTTTAATGCTTCTTTTAATAAAGGGTGTAAGAATGTTCTTACCTTTTCTCTACCGTATACTTTAACAGAGTCTGACAAATCCTTCTCAAGCTTTAGATGTATCCCCGGAAAACCAAAGTTATCCTTATACTTCTTCATTGCTTTTATACCGGCTTCATCATTATCAAATAGAGTACAGATAGATTTATACTTAAGCTTGTATATGTCTATTACTTCTTTACGGATTGCCGTATTCTCACTGTCAGGTGCTACAACTTCCAGGTTGTATCCAAACTTCTTGAGACACATTGCATCCTTAAGAGAACTACAGATAACAAGATTAGGTACGTCAAATGTTAATTGGTCAGTACCCTGTACATAATTCTTTACTTTTAAAAACTTATGCTCCTTTACTTTAGGCTGATAGACTTTATAGATCTGTCCATCTGACCTTGTATAACCATATATATAGTGACCTTTAATAGTTAACTCATCTACTAGTCCTTCATCATCTTTCTCCATCTTGTAGAATTCTAATGGAACTACATTGTATTCTGTAAGAGTATCAGAATCTATTCCATACCTTGACCAGAACTCGGCATCTAAATTAGTCCACTGTCTAGCAGAGTAATCAGATACTTTATAGGATGCCTGTTTCTTAAACGCGCTTACAGAATATTCTCCGTCGTTCTTCAGTAGGAATTCATTATAGTCTTCTGTTATCTTTCTTATGGACTCATAGTATTCTAGATTAAACATCTTAGATACCAAGCTCACATGATTACCACCGTTACCAGTAGAAAAATCTTTATATCGATAACCAGAATCATTATAATAAATACAGAAGCTCGGAGTACGTTCTTCAGGATTGAATAAAGATTTAATCTTTACAGTTTGACCAGTTAACTTCTCCTCTAATCTACAATAAAACTCGAATGCCCATACTGCTGGCACATCCGCTATGTCAGATATTAAAAATCTAGTACTAATCATAACAGTAAAATTAAGGGGGAATATTTCTACTCCCCCTTGGTAATTTTATTTATAATTCAAAGTCTCCAGCTACATTACCTGTAGTAGGGGTTGCATCTCCGAATGATTGAACAACATCAGTCTTGCTCTTCTTGATGTGAACATCATTATTAAACTTAACTACTTTGCTCAACGCTTCTTCAACGTCTGCTGACTCGTAAGCTAGTCCTTCTTTAGACCACTTTGGTAAATACAAATCATGGTTAGTATAACCCTGCTTGTTTTGATATTCACGGCCTGCTACACAAGCGCGTAAATACTTACCAGTAAATGGCTTATCAGCATTGAGCTGACTTACTAAAGACTGAATAGTATCATGTTTATTATCTTGGCTTTCTAACCAAGACTGCATGCTCAAAGCCTTACAGATATTGTTAACAGCTTTCAGGATCTCATCATCACGTTTAATAATAATACCTGATTTAGTTTCGCCATCAGCATAAGGAAATTCCGAGAAACGAATGCGACCAACTTGACCTTTGAAACGACCCTGTGTAGGATCATCCTTGTCAATAAAGAAACCTTCGAAGTCTTCTCCCATATCAGGACCTTCTACATTAAGGTTCATATTATAAGCACCTTTCTTGTAAGGTACCTCGTCTAAGACGATACTGTTAATCTTAAACGTATGGACGCCCGGCGCCAATGTTTTTGGAACAGAGCTACCGCCGCTGCCCGAGTCGATGTTTTTTGTACTAATCATTTTTTTAATTATTAATCTATGAATACTTTATCCCAGCTTACTACTACCTTCTCATCTACAAGTTCAGAGAGTTCAATCTCTTGGTTACGTAGATGTTCAGGTCTTGCACCACATGATATCTCATCAGTAGTTTTAAAACTTAGTATGTTCTTATTACCACGACGGAACAAATAACCAATTGCATCGGAGTTAGAACTAGCGATACGCTTAAGCTTACCGGTTAAATCTAAATCTAAAGAATTGAAATCGTTACCATTCTTTTCTAATAAGGTATCCTTAACGTGACCTACAAGTATAGTTCTCGGTGCCCAAGTCTTGATGTAATCAATAACTTTTGTGAATGCCTCCCTTAACCAGGGATATCCTGCACCATTCGGTAGGTTAAGAATGCTACCATATTTAGCCTTTCCTTCGGTAGGCCAACCTTTACCCATAGGGGATTTTGAGTATAAGAGTTCGGCATAAGGGATACACATCTCTTCTAATGCAGTGATGGTATCTACAGCAACATATTCATAGGGGTTACCTGCTTCAGCAATTGCTTTACCGATATGCTTAATCTCTTCTACACTACTAGCCTTAATCTTTAGAGCGTCTACATAGTCGCTACCATTCTCAAGATCTAGTATCAAACAGTTATCTAGTTGCGAAAGCACAGTAGTCTTACCGGCCTTTGGCTTA